TTCTCAATTAAAAGAATATTGGTTCTTGTTTAAAGAAGGTATATTAAAAGCAAATCCAAGTTACGCTTCTTCAATGAAATGGTTTACAGAAAGTGAAGTCTGTAATTTTGAAGGAGTTTATGTAACAAAAAAACATTTAATGCGACAGTTAGTAACAGAATATTTTTTAGCTATGGAACACGTTTGGGATAATACAAAAGAAGTTTATCCTGATAAAGAAAAAAATTCTTATGATTGTACAGAGCCTTTTCCTTGGAGATATCCTGGTTTCCTAATGGAGAGATTTGTGCCATTTTTTATTCACGCAAATAAACTTAAAAAAACTGAAGTACCACTTGTAGTGTTAGGATAATTATGTTAGATTTTTCAGATGAAGAAAAACTTTTAGATTCAAGATCAGAACTTTTAAATTCTATATCACCTAATTTAGAGGGTGATCGCCTAATCAAAAAGAAAAAAATAAGAGAAGATTTATTTTACAATTTGAGAGCTGCTTGTCATAATTATATTATTGCAAACATGGTAGAACATGATCTTGATACTGATATAAACAATTGTGTTTATCCAGATTTAAAACATTCTTTTGAGATTTTTCTTTTACAACACGCTGCAAAAATTAAAGATATGTCAAGTGTAACACCAAATGGTGTTATTCGTCCAAAGAAAGAAACCTTATCTGAATTTAATTCTATTCAAAATGCCATTGGTATGATTTTAGCAGATGCAAATGTTAAAGCTAAAAAATGTAGAGTGCCTCTATCAATTAGAATTGTTACATCAGATGATGACCCATCTATTCTGGAAAGACCAAGATCAAATCATAAACTACATAGTGATTTCTGGACTGGTGCTGTTTGTGATTTTGCAATACTTATACCGGTTTTTGGTTCTCTTGAAACAATAGATGTTGCTTTTGGTGAAGCAATAGGATTTGATGAATCATTTTTACAAGAAGTTACAAACTACTCTGATGGCCGTAAACTCTATAAAAGATTCTCAGAATATAAAACCAGAATGAAACTTGGTAGTATGTTCTTCCAAGATATATTCTGTTTACATGGCACCAGAAGAAGAGGTAGAGGTGCAAGAATCTCTATTGACTTTACTTTACAATCAGATCAATATGAAGATACGATTCTACCATACTATTCAAATAAACATATAGAATCTGATAATCATATCAACTATGAAGAGTGTTTAAGGGTAGGCAGAGATAGTTTTATTATTGAAGATGAATCAATTGCAGAGTTGAGAAAACATAATGACTATGATAAAATTAGTTTGATAAAAGGTGATGCAGCTGCAATTAAAAATCAAACATCAAAATCTTTAAGATTGATTGATACAAAAACCTTTAAAGATATATTAGAATTTGTGAGGTGATATGAACTGTTGGTTAGAAGATAGAGCAAAAAAATTTAAAAGTTTATTTGATGAAGATCAATTAATAAACCCTTTTATAGCGGTAATAAAACCCGATAAGTATGATTTAGCTTGGTTGAAAAAAAGCTCAATGGATTATTTGGCAGCTGTAATTAATTATCCTGAATATCAAGGCGAAGCAGATTTACTTAATGCTTTTGAATTTGCAGCTGATAAAAATGCAATACCAAATGTAACACCAACTGGTATGATATTACCAAAAAGACACTCTTCATTACAGTATAATATATTTCTAAGATCATATTATAATCTGGTAATGAATACAAATATAGGGCCTAAATTAAAAAGTTGTCATACACCAGCTCATTTAAGAGTTAAATGGCCTTTAGCTGTAGAAAAAGATTTAGATAGACCAAGACACGCACCAGAGGATTTACACTTTGATAGTTGGAGTGGTTATTCATCACACAGTATGACATTCTTATTAGGTATTCTTGGCGATGTTTCTGGTAATCGTGTTCGTTATTTCCAACCAAAAGAAAGTTATGATGAAGATTGGCTGTTGAATAAACCAACACCAGAATTTTTATTAGAACACTATGATGTAATTGATTACACACCAAAATATGGGGAAATTGTAGTCCTAGATACCTGTGTATTACATCAAACGTATAGAGATGCTGGGTGTAAGATTCGATTCTCAATTGATAATTTATTCTTATCAAAAGAAAATTTAGCATGGCCAGAAAACATAGAAAAACATAGAGAAGATGAATTGACAGACCCTAGAGTATTAAGTGAAATTGGAAGTGATTGTCTTTATTTTTGTACAGATACAAATGAACAAAGAAAAGACACTCAAGGCGGTGCCATAGACCCTACTAATTATGAATTTTATAAAAGACCTGTAACCATAACATATAGGATATATGACGAATGAAACTATCAGATAATTTTTCTTTGAAAGAGATGATCAAAAGCCAAACAGCTACAAGAAAAGATATTGATAATGAACCAGGTGAAGAAGAAATTGAAAACTTAAAATTACTTTGTGAAAATGTTTTACAACCAGTAAGAGAAAATTATGGTAAAGCAGTAAGAGTAAATTCAGGATATAGAAGTCCTGAACTTAATTCAGCAATAGGTGGTTCTAAAACATCAGACCATTGTAAAGGATTTGCGGCCGATATAGAAATTAACGGAGTTGCAAATGCTGAATTAGCAGAGTGGATAGAAGCGAATTGTGATTTTAAACAATTAATACTTGAGTTTTACACACCAGGTATTCCAGATTCCGGATGGGTCCATGTATCGTACAATGAAAATGGTAACGATAAAAAAGTAATGACTGCTATGAAAGAAAATGGCAAAACAGTTTACAAGCTAGGATTAATCGCATAAATTTAAAGGAAAATTATGAGGAAAAGTTTTATATTAGGTATTATTATTGCATTGTTACCTTTTAGTTTTATTACTAATAAAGCAAGTGCAGAATGGATATCAACAGCAAATGTTGGTCTTTTTTCTGAATATAGATTCAGAGGTGTGAAACAAACAGAAGATGCACCAGCTATTCAAGGTGGATTCGATCTATCACATTCAAGTGGAATTTATCTAGGTAATTGGAACTCAAATGTTGAGTTTGGTAATACATCTTTAGAGATGGACTTTTATGCAGGGTATTCTTTTGATATTGGTGATTTGAATATTGACATTGGTGATCTTTATTATTATTATCCCGACAATTCAGGTCAAACTCCAAACATAAATTCAAATGAAGTATATGCAATTGCATCATATGGACCTTTGAGTGGAGGTTACCATTACTTTACAACAGAATGGTTTGGTGTTGGTGATGATAGTGGTTCAACATATATGCAAATCAATATTGATTTACCAATCACCGAAAAATTAACTTTATCAGCACACGCTGGAAGTTCTGATATAGAAGGTGCAGTTGGTTCTAATTATGAAGATTATAGTATTAGTGCTGCTTACGCTATGCAAAATGGATTTGATCTTGGTTTAGATTATATTCAAAATAATGGTAGCGGCTGCACAAGTTCAGCTTGTTCTTCAGGAACTGTTATCAGTATTTCAAAATCATTTTAATAAATGGACCTCATAGGTGATTCTGATGTTTGGCCAACACTTGATTGGAAACACCTATGGGTTTATGATAAACTCATACTCTCTAAAAAATTAGGTCATACTTGTGGCCCAGCTGGCATACCAGTACCAACACATGATGAATATGTAGTTAGACCGATTACTAATTTAGAAAGTATGAGTGTTGGTGCTAGATTACAATGGCTACAACCAGGAGATAATATTGAACCTGGATATTTTTGGTGTGAAAAGTTTATGGGTGAACATATTACAGTAGACTATAATTATGGCAAACAAAAAACAACAGCAAAAGGTTACCCTAGAAAAGGTCGACTTGATAGGTTTGATAAATGGGAACTGATAGATAAGAAAATACCATTTCCAAAAAAGTTAGATGATTTACATGAAAAAGAATGGGTAAATATTGAAATGATTGGAGGCAATATAATTGAAGTACACTTTAGGTACAATGATGATTTTAGAAACCATAATGGCAAAGTTATCTACCCAGTTTGGAAAGATGAAGAGTTGCCGCAACCAGAGGGCTCAATGTGGTATGATAGTCCTTGTAGAGATAGGTTAGGACATTGGGTAATATGACAACTAATATAGAGTGGATGATTAATCATAAAACAGAAATTAATACTATATTGATGCACATTCAGGTTCTTGAATTTGAAATTGAAAAAATGGAATCTGACTTGAGCCCACAAAATAAAGCTGCTATGAGAAATGGTCTTGTATATTTAAAAGACCGAGTTGAAGATTTGAAAGATGATTTATATAAGTTAAAGATGGGAGATATATTATGAGTTTGAACAAGAGAAGATGGCGACCAAATCCAAGGCAAGAATTTGCCAAAAAAATGGCCATAGAGTATAAATTACCAAGAGCAGAAAGATACGATATTGTCAAAAGAGAATTTGATAATAGTGTAGAAGTTATTGGTTATGTACAAGACCCTACAAAAAATATGAATGACTTTAGGGGTCGAGAAATGTTATTTCCAAAAAGATGGGTCACCTTAGGTGTTTTTCAACAAACATCACAGATGCCCGTTTAATGGCTAAACATTATACAAACGTACTTTGTCAAGGCAATTACATACTTTATCGTGGTGTAAACAACGGTAAAAAAGTAAAGTCTAAAGTAACATATACACCAAGCCTATTCGTTAAATCTAAAAAAGCTGAAACTGAATACAAAGGTATTCATGGCGAATCTTTAGATGCTATGCGATTTGAATCTATACGAGCTGCAAAAGAATTTCAACGAAAATACAAAGATGTAGATAACTTTGATATTTACGGCATGGATCGTTTTGAATATGCTTACATGGCTGATAGCTTCAAAGGTCAAATAGAATGGAATATTGATGATATAAATGTATCAGTTATTGATATAGAAGTTAGTTCACAAGATGGTTTTCCAGACCCATATGAAGCGAGAGCACCAATCACAGCTATTTGTATTCGCCAACTAAATGGTAATTCGGTTGTATTTGGTTGTCGTGACTATGATTGTCCTGAAAACGTAACATACATCAAATGTGAAAATGAACACAAGTTGTGTATGAAATTTGTAGAATATTGGCAGAGTGATTACCCTGATGTTATCTCTGGTTGGAATACAGACTTCTTTGATATACCATATTTGGTGAATCGTTTTCGTACATTGTTTGGTGATGATTTTGCAAAAAAACTTTCCCCTTGGAATAATATATGGGAAAGAAAAGTTGTTCTCAATGGGCGAGAGTTAATATCATATCATTTATCTGGTATCAATTCACTTGATTATATTGAGTTGTATAAATGGTATGCACCAGGTGGTAAATCACAAGAATCATATAAGCTAGATGCAATTGCAAATGTAGAACTTGGTGAGAGAAAACTATCTTATGATGAATATGATAACTTACATAATTTATACCAAGAGAACTATCAGAAATTTATTGATTACAATATCAAAGACGTTGATCTAATCATTAAACTTGAGGGTAAATTAAAGTTAATTGAATTAGCTTTAACTCTTGCATATGATACAAAGACAAACTTTGAAGATGTATTTGCACAAACAAGAATGTGGGATTCTTTGATATACAATCATCTATTACCAAAAAAGATTATTGTGCCACCAAAAAAATTCAAAAAGAAAGTATCTGCTTTTGAAGGCGCTTATGTAAAAGAGCCTCAAGTTGGTATGCACGATTGGGTGGCATCTTTTGACTTGAACAGTTTGTATCCACATTTACTTATCATGTATAACATTAGTCCAGAAACAATTATCAATGCAGAAAATTATACTGAAGAAATGCAAAGTGTTCTAAAGTCTGAAGTAAATGTAGATTCTTTACTAGATCAGAAAATAGACACAAAAGAATTGAATGGTGTAACACTCACACCAAATGGCCAATTCTTCAGAACAGATAAACAAGGTTTCTTACCAAAGATGATGGAAGAAATGTATGTAGATCGTAAGAAGTTTAAAAACTTAATGATACAGGCTCAAAAAGATTATGAGAAAAATCCTTCAACTGAACTATCACATTTAATATCAAGATATAATAATCTACAACTTGCAAAGAAAGTATCACTAAACTCCGCTTATGGTGCTCTTGGTTCACAATACTTTAGATTCTATGATCTAAGACAGGCACTTGCAGTTACTTTAGCTGGTCAATTATCTATTCGTTGGATAGAAAATAAATTAAACACATACATGAATGATTTACTTAATACAAAGGAAGATTATGTGGTTGCTTCAGATACAGACTCGATTTATCTCAAGCTTGGTAACCTTATTGATAAAGTGTTTAAAGAAAAACCAACAACTGATGAAGCAATCAAATTCATGGACAAGGTCTGTGATGGTAAAATACAATCATTTATTGATAAAAGTTATAAAGAGCTTGCTGATTACGTTCATGCCTACGACCAAAAGATGGTAATGAAAAGAGAAGCTCTTGCAGATAAAGGTCTTTGGACTGCTAAGAAAAGATATGTATTGAATGTTTATGATAATGAAGGTGTTAGATATACAACACCTAAATTAAAAATCATGGGTCTTGAGATGATTAAATCTTCAACGCCTTATGCAATTCGTGAAAAGATGAAAGAGCTCACTAAGATTATTGTTACAAAAGGTGAAGATGAAGTTCAAGAATTTATTGCAAAGTTTAAAGAAGAGTTTAAGAGTTTACCACCAGAAGAAATATCTTTTCCTAGAGGTTGTAATGGTTTAAAAACTTATGAAGATTCTAATTCAATATACAAAAAAGGCACACCAATTCATGTGAGAGGTGCTCTATTATATAATCATCAACTAAAAAAACTAGGGCTTGGAAAGAAATATCCTGCGATTCAATCTGGTGAAAAATTAAAGTTTACATACCTTAAACAACCAAATCCATTAAAAGATAATGTTATATCTTTTCCAACAAGAATACCAAAAGAGTTTGGTCTTGAAAAATATATTGACTTTGACACCCAGTTTCAAAAAGGTTTCATAGAGCCTACAAAATTTATTGTAGAATGTATTGGTTGGGAAATAGAAAAAAGTAATTCATTGGAGAGTTTTTTTGGATGAGATAGATTACCAAGTTATGCCTTTGTTTAGTACACCTCTTTTTATAAAACAAAATATATTCATAGAAGAAGAAACAAAAACATTTTTAAAGAATCAAGAATTTGAAAGAATGTTCTCAAACAATGGTGATTATGGTGTAGATAAATACATACTTAATAAACCCGAATGTGCATCATTAAAAGATAAATTAAATGATGCAATGAGAAAGTATGCTTATACAGAACTTAGAGCTAAAGAACATATAGAATTTTATATTACTAATTCATGGGTAGTCAGGCATAAACCAAAGGATTGGGCTCAAAATCATATTCATACAAACTGTATTCTTTCTGGTGTATATTATTTTGATGTGACTGAAGAAATAGATTGTGGTGAATTTACACTTATAAAAGATTTAAGTAAAGCTGGTGTTTTTCCAACTTCATGTGATGTAGATGTTAAGGATTGGAATTTGTTTAATTCAAAAATCTGGTCTATGACACCAAAAAACGGAGATGTATATATGTTCCCATCATCAACTGTTCATAGTGTAACTGAGAATAAAACAAACAACGATAGACACTCACTTGCTTTTAATATCCACGTTAAAGGTAAACTTGGTACAAAAGAATTTGAATTAGATGTAAAATGATACAAGCAATCTTCCCATTTATAACAGCAATAGGATTATCAGCCATTGCAGCTTATTATTCTGTTATAGGTTTAGCACAAATTTTTCCAGGATCATTTTGGCCAATTATTGTAATGGGTGCTGTTTTAGAAATAGCAAAACTTGTAACAGTATCTTGGTTATATAATAACTGGAAAGAAACTATTTTGGCCATGAAAGTATATTTCATCACAGCTATTATACTTGTGATGTTAATTACTTCTATGGGTATATTTGGTTTTCTTTCAAGAGCTCACATAGAATCTAACGTAGTAGTTGGTGCAAACTCTGTTCAAATCAAACAAATAGAATTAAGAGAAAATTTAATTAGAGAAAGATTAGTTTATTTGTACAGACAGGCAGGTGATGATCCTGAAAAAGTTGCAAGAACAACAGATAGACAAATTAGAAATGCACAAGCACAATTGGTAGAACTTACAAAAGAAAAATTACCTTTATTAAAAGAAGAGAATATATTGAAAGCTGAAGTTGGACCAATTATGTTTATTGCGGAGTTTTTATATGGTGAAGGCGATCCAAAATTTATAGATAAAGCCGTGAGAGCGGTTATTTTTATAATCATATTTGTTTTTGACCCTCTCGCTGTATTATTACTCATAGCGGCAAATCAATCATACAGAAAATATAAAGGCGAAAAACCTAAAACTGTAATAAAGAAGGCAAACAAAAGGAAAAGGCTTGACTTACCACCTAGTCCTAGTTTAGAATCCTTTTTTATAGACAAAGATAAAATGTTAGTGCCAAAAAATCAAATCACAAAAATGAAGGAAACATAATGAGTTTGTTAGATAGATTAAAAAAGAATACTACAATTAAAGAAGCTTCGATCTTATCGAAATCAAAATTCTTTAAACAGAAAGATATGGTACAAACAGAAGTACCAATGATTAATGTTGCACTTTCCGGTTCACTTGATGGTGGAATTGTTCCAGGTTTAACCATGTTAGCTGGGCCTTCAAAACATTTCAAGAGTGCTTTTGCTTTACTCATGGCATCATCATACTTAAAAAAATATAAAGATGCCGTAGTTATATTTTATGACTCAGAGTTTGGCACACCACAAAAATATTTTGAAACTTTTGACATTGATATGGAAAGAGTGTTACATACACCAGTTACAAATGTTGAAGAACTTAAACATGACATCATGAATCAGTTGAATGATATTACAAGTGATGATAAAGTAATTATTGTTTTAGATTCGATTGGTAATTTAGCATCTAAAAAAGAGATTGATGACTCAATTGAGGGTAGATCAGTTGCAGATATGACAAGAGCTAAAGGTATTAAATCTTTGTTTAGAATGATAACACCACACCTCACAATCAAAGATATACCTTTAGTTGTTGTCAACCACACATATAAAGAGATTGGTATGTTTCCTAAAGATATTGTTGGTGGTGGCACAGGTTCATATTACTCAGCTGATACAATTTGGATTCTAGGTAGACAACAAGAAAAAACTGGAAAAGATGTGACAGGGTATCACTTCATTATTAACGTAGAAAAATCCAGATTTGTAAAAGAGAAATCAAAGATACCAGTTACAGTTTCATTTAATGGCGGTATTCAAAAGTATTCTGGATTACTAGACATTGCAATTGCAGGTCAATATGTTGCAAAACCATCTCCTGGTTGGTATGCAAAAGTAGATAGAAAAACAGGCGAAATTGGTGAGAAAGTACGCTTTGATGCCACACAAACAGACAAATTCTGGTATGATATATTAAATGACAAGCAGTTTAAAACATTCGTGCAAGAAAAATATCAAATAGGCTATGGGAATATATTAAGTGATGATGCGACTAAACATGATTTAGCCGAGCTCGTTGAGCCAAACTAATGTTTTTTTTATGTTGATCGGTCATAGGTTTTATTTTTTTACCTTTTTTAGCTTTACTTAAATTTAATTTGTGGGTGTCGGATAGTTTTTTACCTTTATTGCCTTTGCCGTGGTTATTACCTTTCATAATACGGCTCATGTGTAATCTTCGTTCTTTTGTGAATTGTATTTTTACTCCAAAAACACCTTCTCCACCCATAGTTGAGTTGTAGCCATTTACAAAAGAATCATATTCAATTATAAATTGGTTTTCTATTATATTTTTGGTATAATCTCTATCTTTTGATTGATATAATATTTCCCATTTAAAATTATGCCAACCGTATTTGCGAATAGCCCGATAGAATTTATAATCCAATTTGGTGGAATTACATTTATGAATAGATTTTCGTTTAGGCCAATTAGAGTCGAAACCAATATAAACCTTATTGTTTATGATATTGGTAGCTTTATAGATGGTAAATATGTTAAATATGCTTGACATAGCTGTGTCCTTGAGTTATAGTGTTAGACATAGTGTAGGTGCGGATTGCACTCCGGCGACCTACACCCCTATTTATACAGGATTATTTTATGAATCGCCTTGAACAAACTATTTTGAAAAATTTGATATACAATGAAGAATTTACTCGTAAGGTTTTACCATTTATTGAACCAGATTACTTTTCAGAATCAATAGAAAGAAAAGTATTTCTTGAGATACATGATTTTGTAAATGAATATGAGAAACTTCCAACACATGAAGTTCTTGTAATTAATTTTACAGAAAAGAAAGACCTTACAGAAGATGAAGTTTCAAAATCAATAGAGCTTCTTCAAGAAATTAAAAAATCAAAAGATGAAAAAGTTGAGTTGAATTGGCTCATAGATCAAACTGAAAAGTTTTGTCAAGACAAAGCCATATACAATGCAATCATGAACTCAGTTTCGATTCTTGATGATAAAAATACAAAAAAATCTAAAGGTGAAATACCAAAACTTCTAAGTGATGCACTTGGTGTTTCCTTTGATTCACATATTGGTCATGATTATATCAATGATTATAATGAACGATATGATTTTTATCACAAGGTTGAAAACAGAGTAAGTTTTGATATTGATATACTCAATAAGATTACAAAAGGTGGTTTACCAATTAAAACATTGAATGTCATTATGGCAGGCACAGGTGTTGGTAAAAGTTTGTTTATGTGTCATATGGCTTCTTCTTGTATATCTCAAGGTGATAATGTTTTGTATATCACTATGGAAATGGCTGAAGAAAAGATTGCAGAAAGAATTGATGCTAACTTATTGAACATCAGTTTAAATGATTTAAGGTCTGTATCAAAAGAAGATTATGAATCTAAATTTAATGTATTAAAAGCAAAGACACAAGGTCAATTAATCATTAAAGAATATCCAACGGCAGCTGCCTCTACTTTACATTTTCGTGCATTGTTAAGTGAGTTAGCATTGAAAAAACAATTTAGACCTGATATAATATTTGTTGATTACTTAAACATTTGTACATCATCAAGAATAAAACCAGGTAATAATATTAATTCATATACATTCATAAAAGCTATCGCAGAAGAATTAAGAGGCCTTGCAGTTGAGTATGAATTACCAATTGTATCAGCAACACAAACAACAAGGTCTGGTTATACTAATTCAGATCCAGGTCTTGAAGATGTTTCAGAATCATTTGGTTTACCTGCAACTGCCGACTTTATGTTTTCTATTGTATCAAATGAAGAACTAGAACAACTGAATCAGATATTGGTGAAACAACAAAAGAATCGTTATGCAGACCCAAGTTATTTCAGAAAGTTTATTGTTGGTGTCGATAGAGCTAAGATGAAGTTATATGATGTAGAACAATCGGGTCAAGATGGTATTCTAGATTCTGGCCAAGATGATGGTCCTGATAAACCTATAAATTCATTTGGTAAAAATGAAAAAAGATTTGGTGATGAATTTGGTGATTTTAAAACATGAAAATAACTAAAGAACAAGCTTTACACGGTGCTAAAGTATTCTCAGATTACTTTGATAAATTTGATGGTATTGCAGATTATATGCGAGATCAAAAACTAAATGCAGTTAATGAAATGTCTTTTGGTTTACCAGGAATGGGACCTGAAATGGATTTATTTGATAACTTTAGTATGCACCCAGAAGATATGAATATTGAAGTTGTAGAAATGAATCAAAATATGTGGGACATTTACATTAAGTTGATTTCATCACATTCAAATATGACAAGTATTCCAGGAAAATCATTACGACTTGGTGTATTAGAAAAGAATACAAACAAGTGGCTTGGTTTTATTCGTATGGGTTCACCAGTAATCAATATGAAACCAAGAAATGAATTACTTAATTGTGTATTTACTCAAGATGAAAAAACAGCCAAGTCTTTTAATCAGACATCTATTATGGGCTTTGTAATTGTGCCATCTCAACCATTTGGTTATAATTATCTTGGTGGTAAATTACTTGCATCTATATGTTGTTCACACCATGTTCGTGAAATGATGAACAAGAAATATCCAGGTATGAATGTATGTTTGTTTGAAACAACCAGTTTATATGGGTCATCAAAGTCTAGTTCACAGTATGATGGCATGAAACCATTTCTCAGATTCAAAGGTCTTACAGACTCTAATTTTTTACCATTGATGCACGGCAAACCATATGAAGATTTAAAAGATTATATGGAAAAAGCTGTTGGTGAACCGATAGTACCAGAAGATGCCTCATCAAGAAAACTCAAACTATCAACTAAAATACAGGCTCTTATCAAGGCTAATTTAGATGGTGAAGATTTAAAAAGATATAATAATACAATTAAGAATGCTCTTAATTTGACTGAAAAGAAACGATATTACGCCTCTTCCTATGGTTTCTCAAACTTTGTTGATGTAGTGACTGGTAAGACAGATAAGTTGGTTCCAGACAAGGAGAACCACGATAAACATCATCTGGAGAACGTAATTAAGTGGTGGAAAAAGAAAGCAACAAACAGATATATGTCGCTTAAAAACGACAAAAGACTTAGAAATGAGTTAGAAGTATGGACAGGTGATAAAGAAATTGACATAATTCGGTAGTTGTGTTAGGATAAATACATAACTAACTAAAGGAGAAATAATGGCTGTTTCTATATCAGGTAAAGAAGTTGAGGTTCTTTCAGAACTTTTTTTCTGTTACTACTTTGCTTTAAAAGCTGTTAAAAAATTAAATACTAAAAACGGATATGACCCTAGAGAATGGTCACAAATAAAATCTAAAAAAGCAGTATTGGATTTTACGAAAAAGTATAATATTGCAAGTAGTGTAAGTGAACAAAATTCAGATCCAGAGTTTACTCTTGAAAGAATAAAAAAGGCAGATATGTTTTTAAATGAAAAAGGGTGGCACGATAGATTAGTGCAACAAATAGAAACTTTTTATAGTAAATTAAAAATAGGCACAAAAAAATATGAGATTATGAGAGCAGATGTAATACCAGCTGGTATAGACCCATACAGGGTTTTTGGTGTTCTATCTCAAAAAGCAAAAGTAGCTGTTGGTTTAACTAGGCCACCGGACAAAGATAAATGGAACCCAGCAGATGTTTGGATATTTTCATCAGCTGCTAAAACTCAGTTAAAAAAGTTTTTAGCAAAAGCGGCCACAGAAGCAAATGATGCCATCTATTCAGCTGGTGCAGTATCAAAAATAAATGAAAAGATATTCAGTCTTTTTGAAAGTAAAGATTTATTTCCAGTATCACTTAAAGCACCAGGTGCTGCGGTTCGTATATCAGAAGAGAATAACTTAACAAGTAACTTGCAAAAGATGGTAACATTTAAAGGTATAGAGTTAGGGGCTACTAATCAAGATGTCAAATTGAAATTTAAAGTAGACATGGTTAATAAAAAAACAAAAAGAGTATCAAAAGATTTTAAACCTATTGAAGGTTACTTGAAAAGTAAAACTGATAGAGGTGGATTTAGATTGGAAATAGAAATCACTTCAAGTAAAGCCGGTGCTAGATATGGGTCAATTGGTACTGGAAACTATCAATGGATTATAAAAAATACAGCAGATGGTGGTATAAAGAAACTGGAAAATATAAGATCAAAAAAGTTTCCTAAGTTAGATGGTATTGCAAAACCTACCGACCCGAACTGGTTATCTGCAAGTAAATTACAATCAATCTACAAAAAAGATAAAGAAAATTCAATGAAACCATATCAAAAGTACCTTAATGAATTGTATGGATTATTTAATAATATAAAATTTAAACCAAAAGAAAATGTTGAAATATTGAATAAAACAATTGCATCAGAGATTGCAGTTGCGATAGACTTTATAAAAAATAAGTTTCTTAAAGATATTACTATTGAAAACTTATATAACCTATCGGCATCTCAAAAGTTTGGCACAGGTGCTAGACCTGATCAGTTAGCTTTAAGAAAATTAACAAAGAAAGATAAACAAGAAATAGAAGTCTTAGGTGCTAAAGAAGCACAATTAGTATTTCAATCTTGTTTTCATTTAAAAGTATATTAACATGAACTTCACAGAATTTTTAGAAGAAGCCAGACAAGACAAAAATCTTCATTTAGAACATTTAGAGGATAATGTTTTAAATCGTGGTGTTGCTGGCGCCAGAGAATCAATCAACTTTCTACAATCATTGAGAGATATGCTTGCAGGTAGTTCAACATCAAAAATAAATGTCACAACAAAATGGGATGGTGCCCCAGCTGTTTTTGCAGGTGTCAATCCAAAGAATGGTAAGTTTTTTGTTGGCACTAAATCTGTTTTTAATAAAGCACCAAAATTAAATTATACAGATAGAGATATAGATAGAAACCATCCAAGTGGTGGTTTAAATGAAAAACTAAAAATAGCCTTGGCATTTTTACCAAAACTTGGTATCAAAGGTGTATTACAAGGTGATATGATGTTTACAAAAGGCGACATAAAAAAAGAACAAATAGATGGGGAGAAATACGTCACGTTTCAACCAAACACCATTGTCTATGCTGTACCTGAAGATTCACCACTCTCTAAAAAAATGCAGGCCGCTCAACTAGGTATTGTTTTTCATACCTCATATTCAGGTAGAAGTTTAGACACAATGAAACCAAGTTTTAATATTGATATTAGTAGATTAAAACCAACAAAAGATGTTTGGTTCCGTGACGCCTCATTTGTTAATGCTTCTGGCACAGCGACATTTACAGAAGCAGAAACAAAACAAATAAGTAACATACTCTCACAGGCAGGTAGGACATTTCAAAGAATAAACGCATTAGTATTAAATCGCATATCAGTTAATGATAAGGTACTTGGTGAAATAAAGATATTTAATAATCAAATGGTCAGACAAGGCCAAAAGATTAGAAATACATCAACACATACTGTAAATTTAATTAGATATGTTGAAAGTAAATTAAATAAAGAAATACTTAAAGCTAAGAGAGATGATACAAAGAAGAAAAGACAAAGAGAAAAAAATGAAATGATGAGGCTTTTAAGAGGTTCAGCTAGACAATTGATTGAGATATTTAATCTCATGAACTCAATTACTGAAGCAAAAACAATCATCATTCGTAAATTACAAGAGATGCGACAAGTTACAAATACATTTGTCAGAACAGATAATGGATTTAGAATCACCAATCCAGAGGGTTTTGTTGCCGTAGATAAACTATCTGGTGGTGCATTGAAACTTGTTGATCGACTAGAATTTTCACATCAGAATTTCACGGCTAAGAAACAATGGGATAAGTAAAATGGCATACGACATAGACAAAATATTACATGAGTATGGAGATATTGATTTTGGCTTTACTGCTGTTGATGAAACAGAATACGAAAAAGTTAAAGACGAATTAGAAAAAACTAATTATCAAAAAGATATAACAGTAGAAGCATACAAAGATAGATTAAAAGAGTTAGAAGGATTAATCATGCCTTTCTTAACTAACCTATATAAATCCAGGGAACAGGCTTACATTCATTGGCCAAATCGTGGTAATTTATTAGAAAAACAAATGCAAAGAGTTTTAAAACTAACGAGAGGTTAATGAGCAATCCAAGAATCGCAAGAAAACCAGGTCAACCAGCAAAATCTAAAAAGCACTCAGACCTCTACACGGACGAGGATCCGAAAGGAACCATTCACGGGCTCAAATTCGCAAGTAAGTCTGATGCAGAAGCTTCAGTACGAAAGATTAAGTCAAGCGGACGATCCCACGCCCATAAGATTCAAGCAGCGATAGCCATGGAACAAAGAGCTAAAGTGATGGGTAAGGCCGGTGCGGCTGCTGTGTATCGTAGTTTTATTAATGCAATGAAAAAGAAAACAAAGAAAATGAATGAAGCTGCATATAAAGGTAACTTAGGTGTTATGGAGTTAGTAAACTTTCATTCTAAAGCCACACCTGCTCAAAAGAAAAAATTAAATTCTCATATTAAAAATAAAAAACATAAAGAATTTCGTGAACTTATACATCATGTTACAGGAGTTAAATTACATAAGAGCGTAAACGAAATGAAAAATTCACCACTAGATACTTGGGATAATGAAGAACCCGTAAAGTACACAAAACATTTAACAAAAACTTTTGGCCAACCAGATGAACTTACAGATGAAAGAGCAGTTTGGTATGCTAAAGATGGATTTAAAAGAATTGTTGTAAAAGATGAATACATCTTACATGGTTCACCATCACCACATTATGATTTTGTTTATTGTTATGTTGACATAAAAGTACCACATGAGTTTGCAGAAGATATGGCCAATAGTAGTGAGTCAATACTTATAGACTTTCTCAAAAACGAAGTTGGTGCAAGGTGTGGTTCTCTTACAGCAAATGCAGTAACACTTAATTATGTTTTAGATGTTGTTGCAAAAAGAGTAAAACCTAGTAAAGATGAATATGAAAAAAGAATAAAAGATATGAGTAAGATGTTTAAGTCTGGTAAAGTGTATAGTGTTGATTGGTGGCCAGATGAATCTAAAGATGCAGATCCTAAAAACTCATATTATAAAAAAGGTAGTGTTGAAGAAGAATACGGAGCTGGAGAAGAAGGCACGGATAAAGTAGTAAAGAACTATAAGAAAATGACACCAGGACAATTGGTTAAATTTAAACAATATATAAAAGGATAGTAACTTAAATTGGAGTAAATAATGCGAAACTTGATTATAGGATGTGCCAGTAATTATGATTGGTCTACACTTCAGTATTGGTGTAATTCAATCAATCAAACTGGATTTGATGGGGATAAAGTCCTTGTTCTAATGAATTGTGATAAAGATACAGTTGTCAAAGTTGAACAAGCTGGATTTAAAATTATAGGCTTTAACAAAGATGATGATGGTAATTTAGTACATGATTCAAAAATGCCACCTCATGTGGAAAGATTCTTGCATATCTATGAGTATCTTAGAAAAGCAGATGAATATGATTATGTTGTTACCACAGATGTAAAAGATGTAATCTTTCAAAAAGATCCATGTAAATGGCTTGAAGAATATGATGCAGGCGATCATGTTGATTTATTTTTCTCATCTGAAAGTATTTTATATAAAAATGAACCATGGGGTGATCAAAATCTTCTTGAAACTTTTGGGCCATATGTTCATAATATTTTTAAAGAAAATGAAATTTATAATGTAGGTGTTTTAGCTGGTCGTGGTTTTGCCATTCGATCCTTAATGATTAATATATTCTCAGCTTGCATGGGTAAACCTATACCAATATGCGATCAATCTACATTTAACTTTATGATTTCACAATCACCTTATAAAAACACATCAGAATATTTTGGCTCAGAAGATGGCTGGGCTTGTCAATTAGGTACAACGGCAGATCCAGCTAAAATACAAGATTTTGAACCTTATCTACTTGAACCAAGTCCTATTATGGAAAATGGTTTAGTTAGAACATCAAACGGAAGTAAAGATTTTTGTATCGTACATCAGTATGATAGAGTACCTGCTTGGCGACATATTTTACAGATGAAATATGCCTCATGAAAA